ATTAAACAAGTTGCTGAGGTAACTGAAAAACTTGGCGACCTTCAAACTAAAATGAAGAAGTTAAAAGAAGTTCCTAAAGATGCACCACAGAATGTGACCAACGCATTGTTTGTAGGTAGTACAAAAGAATTACAAAAGATATTAAAAGGCAAACTTCAAGAGATAGATGATGTCGACAACAAAGGCAAGTGATAATCAATATTTAGGAAATCCTAATTTAAAAAAGACTAATGTTCCCTTTGAGTACACTGAGGAGCAGGTTGCCGAATACGCAAAGTGTATGCAGGATCCAGTATACTTTATAGAAACATATATGCGTATTGTTTCTCTTGATGAAGGTCTTGTACCATTTAATATGTACAACTTTCAAAAAGAAATGGTTGGTACATTTCACAACAATCGTTTTACTATCTGTAAACTTCCTAGACAGTCAGGTAAGTCAACAACAATCGTAGCATATCTCTTACACTATGTTCTATTTAATGAGAATGTAAATGTTGCTATTCTTGCAAACAAATCATCAACTGCTAGAGATATATTAGGCAGACTTCAATTAGGATATGAACATCTTCCTAAATGGTTACAACAAGGTGTTATATCTTGGAACAAAGGTAGTCTTGAATTAGAAAATGGTTCAAGTATGTTGGCAGCATCTACTTCTGGTAGTGCGATTCGAGGTGGTTCATTTAACATTATTTTCCTTGATGAGTTTGCTTATGTACCATCTAATGTTGCTGAAGAATTTTTTAGTTCTGTATATCCTACTATATCATCTGGTAAAACAACAAAAGTAATGATAGTATCTACACCACATGGTATGAATATGTTTTACAAACTGTGGACGGATGCTGAAAATAGTAGAAACGATTATATTCCACTTGAGGTGCATTGGTCTGAAGTTCCAGGAAGAGATGAGAAGTGGAAACAAGAAACAATTCGTAATACATCAGAACAACAATTTAAGACTGAGTTTGAGTGTGAGTTCTTAGGTAGTATTAATACACTTATTAATCCAAGTAAATTAAAAACTCTAACATATCATGACCCAATACAAACTAATGCTGGGTTAGAATTATTTGAACAACCTATAAAAGATAAAACATATATGCTAACTGCTGATGTAGCACGAGGAACTAACAACGACTATTCAGCATTTTTAGTATTTGATGTGACACAAGTTCCATATAGGGTTGTTGCTAAATATCGTGACAATGAAATTAAACCTTTGATGTTCCCTCAAAAAATACACACTGTTGCTCAAGCATATAACCAAGCATTTGTATTAGTAGAGGTGAATGATATAGGAGAACAGGTAGCAAACGCATTACAGTTTGATTTAGAATATGACAATTTAATGATGGCATCTATGCGTGGTCGTTCAGGTCAAGTTTTAGGTGGTGGATTTTCAGGTGGTAGAGCACAATTAGGAGTTCGTACCACTAAAGCAGTTAAAAGAGTTGGATGCTCTAATTTAAAACAATTAATTGAAAGTGATAAAATTATTATTCAAGATATTGATACAATAAGTGAGTTGTCTACATTTATAGTAAAGGGGAAATCTTGGGAAGCAGATACTGGTTGTAATGACGATTTAGTTGCTTGTTTATTCTTATTTGCTTGGTCAATAGACCAAACATATTTTAAGGAACTTACTGATAGCGATATTCGTCAGAGAATGTTTAGAGACCAACAAGAACAATTAGAACAAGATATGGCACCATTTGGGTTTATTGATAATGGTATAGATGAACCAGATGTTCAAGTTGATGAGTATGGTACAAAGTGGACTACTGTACAAAGAGATTATAAGAGTGATTGGTAAGCAGTATCCATTAACTCATTATCTATCTTTATCTTACAGTTAGCACATACTATAAAAGAATCGTTGATTAATTTTTCTACTTCTTTCCTACTTTCAACATTCATACCAACTCGTTTTATCTTATTTCTTATCTCTTTATCATGTGGATGAAACTTTAAACAAGCAATTTCATTTTCATCACAATATTGACATTTAGTATTTTCTAAATACTTACTCAAAGATGAAACTCGTTTATGATAGTTTCTTTTTGAAACTCTTTTGATAGTTTCTTTATATTTTTCATAATGTTCATTCATAAATCTATTTATATTCTTTTTGACTTATAAATTAGATTATTGAAAGTTGTCAATTTATAAATAAAGTGACAAAGTAATATTTAATTAATTTTAGGAGTAAACACTATGGGATTTCAAGTCTCGCCTGGAGTCCAAGTAAAAGAAATTGATTTGACGAATGTTGTTCCTGCAGTTGCAACTTCGATCGGTGCGTCTGCTGGTGCCTTTGAAAAAGGTCCAGTTAATTCTCCAACTCTTATAACCTCTGAAGAAGAGTTATTAAGAATATTTGGAAGACCCCAAAATACAAGTAATCAATTCGAATCTTGGTTCACAGTGGCAAACTTTTTAGCATATACAGATGCTTGCTTCGTTACTCGTGCAGAATCTGCCATCACCAACGCAGGTGCTACTGGTGGTGTTCTTATTCGTGACGATGAACACTATGAGAGTAGTTTCAATACTGGACAAGGTTCAGTAGGTGAGTGGGCAGCAAGAACTGCTGGTACTCACGGAAATTCATTGGGTGTTTCTATATGCCCTTCGGGAACTGCATATCAACAATCACTTGGTGCTAACAACTTAGTAAACCAAAATGATGTAGCAGTTGGCGACAATGCAATTACAGTAGATAATGCTGACGAATCTGGTTTCGCTATTAATGTAGGTGATTTATTATCATTCTACAGCGATGCTAACTATACATCACCAGTAGATAACTTTAGAGAATATGAAGTTACTGCTGTAAATACAACCAGTAATGTCATAACACTTAGATTAAAAGATAACCCAGACGGAGTAGGATTTCAAACTGCTATTCCTGACAACTCGTTCGTATTAAGAAGATGGAAGTTCTATGATTTATTTACTAGTGCTCCAGGAACTTCAGCATATGCGACTCAAAATGGTCGTGGTACTGGTGACGAAATGCATGTTGTTGTTTATGATACTACAGGTGATATAACTGGTAACGACAACGATGTTGCAGGGCAAAACCAAAGTTCTGTAATTGAAACATATTCTAACTTATCTAAAAACTCATCTGCTAAATCACCACAAGGTGATAGCATTTATTATGCTGATGTAATTTTTAGACAATCTGCTTTCATTTATTGGATGGATCATAACTCAGCAGGTACAAACTGGGGAACTGATACAACTTCTGCTTACACAGCAGTAAACACTCCAACATTAACTACACTTTCTGGTGGTACTGACGATTATGCAGTAACTGCTGGTGAGATGCAATTATCATTTGAAAAATATCTAGACTCAGATAACATTGAAGTAAACTTACTTCTTGGTGGTTCATCAAGTTTAACTACTGATAGTGCTGCTGGTCAAGATACTTTTGTAACAATGATTACAAATATAGTAGAAACAAGAAAAGATTGTGTTGGTTTTGTTTCGCCTTATCGTTCTGCTACAGTTGGTGTTGCTGATAGTAATACACAAACTGACAATGTTCAAGATGCGTTTGACTTATGTCCTTCGTCATCTTACATGGTATTCGATAGTGGTTACAAGTACATGTATGACAAGTATAACGATGTATATCGTTTCGTGCCACTTAATGGTGACACTGCTGGTTTATGTGCTAACACTGATAGAGTTGCAGACGCATGGTTCTCTCCAGGAGGTTTGAATCGTGGTAATGTAAGAAACGCAATTAAACTTTCATACAATCCAAACAAAGCAAACAGAGATTTCTTGTATCGTGCAAGAGTTAATCCTGTTGTAAACTTTCCAGGACAAGGTGTAGTTTTATTTGGAGATAAAACTGCTCTATCAAAACCAAGTGCGTTTGATAGAATTAATGTTCGTAGATTGTTCTTAGTATTAGAGAAAGCGATTTCTACTGCAGCCAAGTTTCAACTCTTTGAATTCAATGATGAGTTTACAAGAGCACAGTTTAGAAACTTAATTGAACCATTCTTAAGAGATGTTCAAGGTCGTAGAGGTATTACAGACTTCTTAGTGAAGTGTGATGCTACTAATAATACAGGGGAAGTAATTGATAGAAATGAGTTTGTTGCAGATATATTCATCAAACCTGCTCGTTCAATTAACTTCATTACACTAAACTTTATAGCAACGAGAACTGGTGTAGCGTTCTCTGAGGTTGGAGGTTAATCATGGCACTAATAGACGATTTTAAAGCAAATCTGATTGGTGGTGGTGCTAGAGCCAACCAATT